TGCAGGTCACGAGATCTTTTGTTGACGTCAGCCAAGGCCTTATCCAGACCTTTTGTCTCGCCGCCTATTTCTATTGTTATTCCCTTTATCTTGCCAGCCATCAACTCACCTCCTAAGCAAGCAGCCTATCGATATCAGCCTGTGTGGCCTTGCGCGCCTTTGGTTTAGTCGCCTCAGTCTGTTTCTTTACTGTGATATCAGCTAGAGCTGCCAAGTCTTGTATCCGCATCACTGCCATCTCTTCGAAAGACAATCCCAGATGTTTGCCTACCGCAATCCACTCCAGATCTAGTCTGTCTGGCAGCTCTAGCTCGTCTCCAAGAGTAAGATCACCCTTGGAGAGCGGAACGAAAAAAGGAATCTGTTACTTCGTTCATTATGCCGTTTACCATGTCCTCATCAGCCCAATCGATATACTCAAACTGAGCCAACCATTTGGGAAACGATGGGAACGGCTTGCCGTATTCTTCGGCGCCTTTTGCCATGCACCAAGCCAATTGAAGGAGCAGAACTCCGTCAACGCTTGCCGGATCTTTGTCCGGATCCTGCATTTTTTGCACATCGGCCAACAAATCCACTCCGAACTCTTGGCGGTAGTATAATTGGGCCAGTGGGCCTCCGCGTAATTGGACAGGCTTCCCGCCTATATTTATCTCGCGCATCTAATCACCTCTAAGGTTCTGGAGCTTCTTCGAGCGCTAGTATCGCCGCGAATAAATCATCTACCATAGCATCTACTTGTGATTGCGTTGGCGACCCGGTGAGAAGCGTATTTGCAGCACTTACTTTATTCTGCAGCGCTGTCCAGGTACCTGTGGTATAGTCAGTGGAATCAAGGGTCTCAATGAAAGCCAGGCAAGATTCTAGAATGCTCGTGTCGGTCTCTATGCCATCGCTTCCAGGCAGCACAACGCTGTTGAACCAGTTATCGAACGCAGTGCAATCTGGCGGCGCTATGGCCTTGACTATGTTTTTGGTACCAACTTTCACTGGCAATACGCGCAAATTCAGCGTGGTAGTCGATATGCTCTCGCTTTCCTCGGATGTCGCATGCGCTTCAGAGGGCCTAGACGCCACGCAGCGGTAGTAAACCCATCTCCTGCCCTGTTCATCGCCTTCGCACTCACATAGCAGCGCGAATTCCTTCGGCTTTCCGGCTGCGATCTCGACAAGCATGCCGTTAGAATCGATTTCCCAACCTAGCATTTCCGCGAGAATCGCTTCTGGAACTAGAGCCATCTCAAGTTCTCCAGTATAGCCGTTGTTTTTGTTGCTATAGAAGTACCGGACATTGTCTGCATAGAAGCTCTGTTCCGCCTGTTCCGGGTCGCATGTAAAATTGACTGCGCCCGGTATAGGTATTGGATCTTCCCATGTATACGGCGATGTTGAACTTACGAACGCTACGTGTACATTGTCCAATCCGTATAAAACTTTATCAGCCATTATTATCCCTCCACACTTTGAATTAGGTACAAAATCTGCAATAAATCTTCCTCGTCAAGCCAAGCCTCATACTTGGCCCATGTAAAACCAGCTTCCTTCAGCGCCTTTTCGACTGTTTGCTCCGAACTGATGTCCTTGGTTTGCGTGTAAAGTTCTACCTGCCAGTTTCCGATCTGAACATAGTTCTCGTTATCTGCGTAGAAATCATCTGAACTGGAATAGAGATAAACAATGAAGGGCGGCGTCTGCGGCGTAATAAATGAGCGATATGCCACCGATATGCCAGTGGCAGAAAGCGCTGTGTAAAGCTTCTGCATCGACATTTAGCCACCCCTCCTGATGATGTCCTCTATTTCCGCTTTTAACTCTGCTTCTATCTTGTCTCTGGCCGGGCCTATGTGTGGTATGCCTTCGACTCGCCCAAGACCTCCGGCTTTAGCGTGCCCGTACTCGAGCAGGTGTGTTATCTGCGGTTTCTCCTTGTTGTATACGAGATACGATACGCCGTCGGCGAACTTTTGTTTCTTCTTCGTCCAGCCTTTGGCATAGTCGCCAGTATCCCTAGGCGACGTTCGTTTAAGCTCTTTCACCAATTCACCGGCCTTATCTGCATACGCTTTCTCAATTGATGCTGACACTTCTTCTTTGTATTCTGCTAGAGCTTTTTCAAGTGCGATAGATAAGCCTTCTATCTCAACATCAGGCATTTGCTCCCACCTTCTCGCATACCAGCACCGTGAAGTCGCCCTTCGTTTCGACTCGGATGATGTTCATTTCTTCGTTGTTATGCTTCAGTTTCCGTTGGCCGCCGTATTCTATGGTGCGTATCTGGAACATGGCAGAAGGCCTGAGCCCGGTTAATGCGGCGTTGTAAAATTCCCTAGCGCTGACGCTCATACGGTTAGCCATCACGGTCGTCCAAGTTGTTGTAACCGTTGGCACGCCAAAGTCACCATAAGTAGTTGTATCGGCGCCCAGGTCAATTACATCGTTAAATCGCATCTTCAGTACCCCCATACTCGCTGGACAGCATTAGATGCAGCTTTATCGCGTTATAGGCTTTCTCGAACCGTTCCGCTTCGGGGTTATCGTAGCCAAAATACGCCTTGCAATAAGTCGTGATAGCCCTCTTTATGAGCGGGTCGCTCGTGTCTGTTACCTTAATGCCCGACACCTGGAGATCCCTTTGCGCCGCGCTGATTAGGTCGTTGATCTCGGTGTTAAAACTGCTGTTGGTGGCCGAGATTCTCAAGGCAATTTTCACGTCATCAATCAAAGCCATTTAATCACCTTCTCCCGTATAGAGGGGAACAATCCCCTCTATACAATCAGATACACATCCACTTGCGTTCCATTGAGCCCCGCTGTAGGTACAATATAGTTTGAGGCTAAGACCGTTGCACTAAAACTCGATCCCGCAGCGACAGTTGTCGCTGTTCCGCCATTATATATCTTGAGTATGGTGTCATATGGCAATTTATACGGTATGCCGAACGCTCCAGCCAGTCCTACACTGATGGTTTCTCCGTCCGGTGAAGCCAATAATGGCAGCGTTATTTTTGTTACAGTGGCAAAGGCTTTGGTTCCTACAACAGTGGCCGCTCCGGTTGATACTATAGTCTCGCTTAATGCCGCGCCCGCAGCATCTGTTCCTGTGATCACCACATTCCCTACTGCGGTTGCGGCACTACCGGTTATAGACAATACTCGCGGTGTTTTCGGTTGTGTAATTCCCGTAGTAATATCCTGTGCCGCGGTAGTAAGTGCAGTTGCCGCCAGCACATTAGCGGCTCCGGCCGCAGTAGCACTGGCCGCCGGTATTACATAATGCGCGATATATGCCCTGTCTACGGTAAGACCTTCCACATGCGTCAGCAGGTGCTGGCCGATGAAAGGGTTGTACGGTGCTAATTGCTCCATGTCATTTCCCCCCTTATGTCGTTACAATGAGTTTGCGGAAGGCCTCTGGTACAGCAATATCGCAGTCGAATATAGCAGTGCCTCTAAAGTCGATTGCGTTGGCCAAAAAGCCGCTCTGTGTCGAGGACTCCACCATGATATCCTGACTCAAGTTCCCAACGACTTTGGATAAGTCTCCGAAGTATGCAGTATTGTTGGCTACATAGTCGCTCAAAATAACCGGGAATCCCATGATACGGAAACCAACCCCAGCCTCCATATCTCGCACATAGATTGGCATACCGTCGGCGTCTCGAATTTTGGCAAGAGTGCCATAAAACATGCGACTGTTGCACAAGAACTTCGCGTTGCTCATGTACCCGTTTGGCAAGAGAGCAATCAGATCCATAATGCTAGAAAACCCTAAACTACCAGAAGCGACCGAGATTGCATTAGTGCCATGAGTCCAAGAAGCATATGCCTTTTCTATGCCCCTGGGCTCATTGCTGTCGGTGCCGTTTATGATGTCATCTTCGATTGCGCGTGCTATATCTTCTGCCAGCATGTTTACGAGCCAAGTCTCAAAAGCGTCAATAGCCATGGTCGCCACTGTCTTAGAGATGCGAATAACCTTCGCGTATTCATAGCCGGCCAAGGTTACATAGGTCAGAGTATCGGCCGCGGGAGTCATAACGTCGTTTTCAGTATGCACCGTAGCAAGGTTTCGGGTGCCTTCTATCGCAAATTTTACGTTCCCGGCAACCCGAAGCAGCGTAATCTGGCTCAGCATCGGCGCGACTTTCTTCATTTTCTCAAAGATCATGTTCGCCGTCTCGACAGGGATTACTGCGTAGGCACTCTGGTTGGCTGATGTATATGCCCGTTCCTCAATTTCGGTCAATGGCTTGCCCAGGAGCCGCTTGAAAAACGCGCTTCTATATTCTTTCGTCGCGGTTATATTGTCCATCGTCTCTACCTCCGGTTCTTCTATTTTTCTCACTTCCGCTTCTCCAGTTTGTATCTTCTCGGCAATTTCTTTCTTGCTTCTTAGCTCTTTCGCCTCAGCCTCAAGTTCGCATAGTTCCTTCTCGACCTCATCCAGGTCGGTTTCGACGTCGCTCTCCAGCAACTGTCGTATTTCCAATTTGCGTTCATCTATCTCACGTAGTCTTTTCTCGATGTTCATTTTCTCACCCCTTAGAAGTAGGTTTTCAGTATGAGCCGTTTCCTGCGCGCGGCCCTCTCCAGGGCTATTCGCTGCTTCTCGGCCTCCGCTTCGAAGTAGCTACGCACGGATATGCTCGTGGTTTCGTATGCCGGGGAATCCACCGCCGACACATCGAAAATTTTATCTACCGCCAAAATGCGGCGCGTTCGTGTTTCAACATCATAATCGTCTCTGGCCACCGTAAACGCAAAACTCATCTTATCTACGTCCCCGCGCTTGATTAATTCGTACAAGTCTCTGCCCGCAGTAGTGTTTGCGAGGTCTGCGAGGATACGCAAGCCTTGTTCGTCTTTTATCAATTGCAGAGTTTTGTTACGCGTCCTCGCCATGACCATTACGTTATCACTATGGTTATATCTGAGTGGCACGTCGCGCATATCCGTCTTGTCCAGTGCTCGCGGATCTATCACTTCTCGGTATTCTACGCCATCGAAGTTAAAGACGGCAGGCTCGTTAAACCGGATCGCATATCCTTGGATCAGCATTTTCTGA